TTGTGGCGAATGGCCGCACGTTGCACCACGTGGTGGTGCTTCAGTGCAGAGTGGGTGGTGATGCGCGGTGCATGGGAATGCACCGACTGTGTGTAGTGCCTATGCGGCGACTCGGGCGCGTTGCACGCCCGAGCTGATGGTCACTTGTGCCGCTGCAGCACAGCTTGACCGAGCGCTGGTTCGTCTTCGGTGGGCATGACGGGCCAGTTGCCCTTGCGCATCTGGTAGATGAGGCTGAAGGCCTTGTTCCTGTCCGCTTCGCTCATCTCGTCAAGCCACGCGGCTACCTCCATCGCGACGAGGGAGCGTATGGGCCCAGCTTCGTGCGGCTTGTACTTCCCGCCCTCGCCGGTGCATAGCCAGTAGATGTCGCAACCCAGGAACACCGCAGCCCGCGCGACGTTCTCGGGACGCAGCGTGGACCCAGGTCTGCGCTTCAAGTTGCTGATCGCCTGCGTGCTGATTCCGATGCCGTTGGCCAGCTCACCGCGTGTTTTCCGCGCGTGCTGTAGGGCCATGTCGATGCGTTCGAGGAGGGTCATGTTTGCCATGGAGTGACGTGGAGTGCGGTTAGAACGACTGTGTGTCGAGAGCATTGCAACGCCATGCGAGGCGGGTGTGAAATCGACGCCCCATGAAAAAACAAACTGCTCTCAACCTGCTGGGTGGGACCGTGGCGACGGCAGCGGCGCACCTGGGATGTGGCGTGAAAGCCGTGTACAAGTGGCCGAGCGACAAGCCGCTGCCGCGACCGATTGCTGATCGGGTGCTGGCCGCCAGAGTGCGAATGCGAGCCGAGCTGCTGCGTGCGCAGGGCATGCGGCTGGAGCCCATTGAGGAAGATGCGGTGGCGCTGTGAGTCATGGCGGCTGCTTGCATTTTGTCACCGGGTAGTCGCCTCTGGTTGACTGATCCCCCGCAACGAGTGTTGCCAACGCACGGGTGGTGCCGAGTAGGACTTTCCCGGGTCTACGTCTACACGCAGGAGCACCCCCACCATGCCGCTACCGGCTGACTGGGTCGAGGCGATCTTCACCAAGCTCACCCTGGTGTACGGGCAGCGCTTCCTGGCGCAGTACACCGGGCTGCAGCCCGAGCACGTCAAGGGCACCTGGGCCCGCGAGCTGCACAACGTCGGCGGCCCAGGCATCAAGCACGCCCTGGAGCACCTGCCAGCAGACCACCCACCCAACTGCCTGCAGTTCCGCAGCCTGTGCTTCGGAGGCCCCGTAGAGCCCACCAAGGTGCTCCCCGCACCCAAGGCCTCACCCGAGCGCGTCAGCGCCGCCCTGGCCCGCATGGCAAGCCTGCGAGGGCAACAGCGTGACCCCAGAGCCTGGGCCCATCGGCTCAAGGCCCGTGAAGCCGCTGGTGAACACCTGTCCATCACCCAACGCACCATGTGGCGCGCTGCCCTGCGGGCCAGCCTCGACACCACCGAGGAGATGCCCGCATGAACTGGTACGGGCACCACATCGGCGATTGGTTGAAGAAGACCAGCGACCTGACTCTCGTGCAGGAGGGCGTGTACAGGCGCCTCGTGGATTGGTACTACTCGCACGAACGGCCGCTGCCGCTGCTTCTGAAGGACGTGTGCAAGATCGCCCGCGCATCAGGTACGCGTGAACGTGAGGCAGTCAGCACCGTGCTGCATCGCTTCTTCGAGATTCACGAGGATGGATGGCACAACCGGCGCGTGGACGAGGAAGTCAGCCGCTATGTGGAGCGTGAACCGGAACGTGTTGCAAAAAAAGATGCATGGCGTGCACGTCAGCAGCGTGCACGGGAACGACGCGTCGCGATGTTCCTTGCCTTGCGCGATGTGGGGGTGGTGCCGGCATTCAACTCCACCATGGCAGCACTTCGGCAGCTCATGGAAGAACACGGCGTCACGCTGGATGTCACGCGTGACTCCGAGCGTGATCCACGTAGTAACCCACAACCTACAACCAATATACGTACTACGTACGTAGACGTCACGCGTGACGTTACAACGCACGCTGAACAGCCCGAAGAGCCCCCGATTGCGCCAACCCGAGCGGGTCAGGCATGCCGTGCGATGCGCGCTGCAGGCATGCCCGACGTCAACCCCTCGCACCCACAGCTGCTGCGCCTGCTCAAGGCCGGAGTGACCGACGACGAGCTGCGGATGGCTGCTGCGACAGCCGTGGCCAAGCACAAGCCTTTCGCGTACGCCCTGGCCATCGTGGAGGGACAGCGCAACGATGCAGCCTCAGCAGGGCCCGTGGCGGCCCGCCAGAGCGCGCAAACCGATGTGGTTGAGGCCTGGGTACCAGCCCTGGCCTCTCGACGCCCTGGAGGCCTTCCATGAGCTTTCTCGACCGATCTGTTGCCTCGCCTTCTCCAACGAAACGCGAACCCCCAGCATTGGCGCGGGCTGCAGCCCGATTCGCCTGTGCGTCCTGCAATCCATCCCGCTGCCATGCCTCGCGACACCCCCGACTCGACCCCTCCCGAGCACCCTCGTGTGCCTCGACGTCCCAGGCTGGCCGTGCCATGGCTCCCCATCCTTGGTGGGGTAGTGCTGTGGACCATGCTCCTGGCGTGGCTCGTCGCCATGTGATCGGCCTCCACGCCGCAATCGCAGAGGGGGTAGGGGCGGGTGAATCGGCAGGCCGGGGCCAGGACGAAGTGGTGGTCCCTCCCCCCGCCGAATTCCTCCAAAAACCGGCCCCCCCAGGCGCACTGGGCCCTCACCCCTACTGGGCAGCTGCCCTGGCCCTGCCTCTGCTCGCCCCCATGCCAGCCAGCGCGGGCATCCGAGGAGGCCCCAACACGATGGGCATGGACGGACCTGAGATTGCGCTGGGTCGCATCCCTCCCGCGCGAGCTGGTGCGTCGGTCCCACGCATCCGCAAGGCGACGCTGCAGACGGTGCCGGTGTTCCGGGGTGCGTTTCGGACGACATGCGATCTATCGCACATGAACTTCGACGACGTGATGGTGGCGCCTGGGACGAAGGGGGCGTTTCACCTGCACCAGTACGTGGGCAACACGGCGGCCGATGCGGATGCGCAGTTCGAGGAGGGGCGGATCGCGGAGGTGGGGGACTCGACGTGTCGAGGCGGGACGGTGAATCGCACGGCGTACTGGTCGCCGGCGATGGTGGACACGCGCACGGGAACGCCCGTGGTGCCTGATGGGTTCATGGCGTACTACAAGCACGGGTACGACCTGCCTGTTGGGACGCAGTTTGTGGTGCCGCCGGTGGGGTTGCGGATGTTGTCGGGGTCGATGTCGAACACGTCGGCCAATGGGCCGTGGCGGTTCAACTGCAACGGGTTGAATGGGGCGGTGAACTACGACACGCGGGGCATCCCGACGCTGTGTCCGATGGGTGCGGTGATCACCGCGAACATTGCGTTCCCGCAGTGCTGGGACGGGGTGAACCTGGACTCGCCGACGCACCGCACGCACGTGGCCAGCGTGGTCAGTGATGGGGCGGGTGGTCGACGCTGTCCTGCCTCGCACCCGCATGCCATTCCGAAGGTGGAGTTCAACTGGCGCTACCGGGTGGTGGACCCGGAGGCGTTGAAGTACTGGCGGCTGTCGTCGGACATGAACCCGGCGGTGCCTGCGGGGTACACGTTCCATGGGGACTGGTGGAACGGGTGGCGACCGGACGTGATGGCGCGGTGGGTGAACAACTGCCTGAACGTCGCGCGGGACTGCCACTCCGAGCTGCTCGGTGATGGCGAGACGCTGTACTGAGGACTGCCGCCATGAACACGCCGATGGTGACGATGTGGCAGGGCCGTGATGTGCGCACGCTCACGCGAGCGGAGCTGCTCGACGTGGTGCAGTGGCTGATGGCTGAGTCGAGGCACTACCGCGAGGAGTGCACGCGCATGCGCCGGCATGTGGACTGGGTGGCGTACCTCATGGAGGAGCGCATGCCGGTGAAACCTGACGAGGAGCGCAGACCATGAACTACATGGACATCAACCGGTGCTGCGTGACCGTGCAGCATGAGGCTCGCGAGTGGGCGCGTGTCAGTCGTGATGGCACGGTGAGCCTGCTCGACATGGACATGGCGCGCGAGGTGGCGAAGTGGCCGCCTGGGCGTGATGACGTGGCGCGCGCCATCGCGATTCTGGTGGTCGAGGCCTTCGAGATGGGACGGAGGCAGCGATGAGCTTCCATGTTCCGAACCAGTTCCGCATTCGCGCGGGTGCGCTGCGCAGCGACGACGGCTACGGCAACAACGGGGCGTTCATGGTGCCCAACCGTGCTGCGCGCAGGGGGCTGCGCGAGCTGCCGCTGGCGGTGATCGCGAGCGACGAGCATGGGTGGGAGCATGTGAGCGTGAGCCTGCCCACGCGCTGTCCGACGTGGGACGAGATGTGCTTCATCAAGGCGCTGTTCTGGGACGAGAGCGACTGCGTGGTGCAGTTCCACCCGCCCGAGGGTGAGTACGTCAACAACCACGCGCACTGCCTGCACCTGTGGCGCCCGACGGGGCATGACATCGCGACGCCGCCGTCGTGGATGGTGGGGGTGTTGCGACGGGTGCCGCCCGATGAGCTGGCGCCAGGGGAGCCGTCGTGATCGTCGTGCCGCTTCGCACGGGTCGGGGCATGAACCAGCACGAGCACTGGCGCAGCCGCAACGGCCGCAACAAGCGCGAGCAGGAGGCGGTGGGCTGGATGCTCAAGACCGCGCAGCGCCCGCGTATTCCGTGCAGCGTGCTGCTCACCCGTGTGGCGCCCAGCGGCGGCCTGGACGATGACAACCTCGTCAGCTCGCTGAAGAACGTGCGCGACGCGGTGGCCAAGTGGATCGGCGTGGACGACCGCGAGCGCATGCAGGTGCGCTACCGCTACGCGCAGCAGCGCGGGCCGTGGGCAGTGCGCATCGAGTTCGGCGAGCCCGTGGTGGGCGCGCAGTACGTGCTGGAGGCAATGGAATGAGCGCGATGGATGACCTGCGACTGTTCAGGCGCACCGACCTGTGCGACACGAAGGGGCGGCAAGGGTTGCTCGGTGTGTCCGAGGCGACATTTGACCGCTGGGTTGCAGCGGGCACCTTCCCCCAGCCGATACGCATCGGGCCGCGCTTGGTCAGGTGGCCTGCGCGCGTTGTTCGTGAGTGGATCCGCCAACAGCAGGCCATCGAGTGAAACGCGCAAGCGAGCGGCGCACATCGCTCGCAAGAGAGAACGGAGAACGACATGCACACGGCAACCGCGAACGGACTGCTATCGGACACCGTGGACCTGCCCAACAGAGGGACGATGAGCAAGGTCGACAAGTTCGGCTGGCGGATGAAGGACGCCCCGGGGCGCTTCTCGATGTTGAAGAAGAACATCCTCAAGGTGAACGAGGCCTACCAGCGCGGGCTGGACAACGACCGCGCCAACGGCATCGCGCAGAGCTTCATGTGGGCGGCGTTCGGCACGCTGTCGGTGATTCATCGCGACGGTCAGTTCTGGGTCTTCGACGGCATGCACCGTCTGGCCGGGGCGATGAAGCGTTCGGACGTCAACACGGTGCCGTGCATGATCTACGAGGCTGCGACGCTTTCGGCCGAGGCCGAGGCCTTCGTGGTCAGCAACAACGCGCGCAGGCTGGTGGGCGTGGCCACGCGCCACAAGGCCGGCTTGCTGTACGACGAGCCGCTTGCCCTGGCTGTCAACGAGCTGCTGCAGCAGCACAACCTGCATGTGGGCGAGAGCGGGGCGGCCGGCAGTGTGCAGTGCATCGCAGCGATGCGCCGCCTGATGCTCAGCAAGCGCGAGCTGCTGCTGCGCGTGTTCCCGCTGGTCGTGCAGCTATGTGAAGGCCGGCGGCTTCACGAGCGGCTGCTCACGGCCCTGGTGTACATCGAGGAGCATGCGCTCGATGGCGCCTCGATCATGGAGCAGCCGTTTCACGCGCGCGTGCTCAGCCGTGGCTACGAGCCGCTGCTGCAAGGCGCGAACAAGCACGCGCTGATCGCGGGCAAGGGTGGTCCCAAGACGTGGGCCGCCGGTGTGGTGGAGGTGCTCAACAAAGGCGCTCGCCTGCGCCTGCGCATGAAGACCTCGCAGGACATCGATGAGTGAAAGGACAGAGCCATGAGCGAACACGAGCCGCCGGCCGTCGAGCGTCGCCACACCGAGCAGCGCAATCCACGCGCGGACATCATGGTCGGGCTCGCCTTCCTGGCGGTGATCCTCATCGCCGCGCTGCTGTCGCTCGGCGCGGTCGATGGCAACACGGCAGCGGGTGGCTTCTTGATTGCTGTGGGTGGAATGTTTGCACGCAATATCGGCACGGCATTCGATTTCGAATTCGGCAGCTCGCGTGGCGACAAGGAAAAGGACAACGTACTTGCCGCCGCTCAACGTCGAAGGACAGCACCATGAGTTTGTCGGATTGGCTTTATGAATTGGGGGGGAAAGTGTTGTACGAAAAATTGAATCTGCGTCTCAACGAATTGAAGGAATTGATCATGGCCACGAAAGAGGAAGTGCTCGAAACACTGCAGGGCATTCACACCCTGCTGCAAGAAGTCGCCAGCGAGACCGATGCATCGCTGGCGAAGATCACCGAGCTGGAAGCGCTCGTCGCGCAAGGCGGGGTGAGTCAGGAAATCGCCGACAAGGTCGCGCAGATTCGCGAGAGTCTGCAGGTGGTCGCCGACAAGGTGCCCAACGCGGTCGAGCAAGTCTCCGACATGACCTGAGCGAGGGTCGATGGCGGTGAGACCACAAACCCTCCGCCTATCAAAAGGGAGAACGACATGCTGAGCTTGATCTTTCTCGTTGCAGCCCTGGTGCTGTTCATCGTCGCGGCGCTGGGCGTGCCGGCCGGGCGCATCAACCTGACCGCTGCAGGCCTTGCCTGCTGGGTGGCCGCCAACATGGTGGGCAAGGTGTAGTCATGGCCGCGCCGGGCGAGCTGCTGCGCAAGCAGCACCAGTTCGCGCGCATGGTCGCGCAGCTCATCGCCAAGGCGAACGAGATGGGCTACGACGTCACGCTGGGCGAGGCGTGGCGCTCGGAGTTCGAGGCGGTGCGGCTGGCCAAGAACAAGCTGGGCATCAAGCGCAGCCTGCACTGTGACCGGCTGGCCATCGACTTGAACCTGTTTCGAGGCGGCATCTACCTGCGCGACACCGAGTCGCACCGCGCGCTCGGGCAGTGGTGGGAATCGATGGGCGGCTCATGGGGCGGCCGCTTCAACGACGGCAACCACTACTCGCTCGAATTCGAGGGGCGGCGATGAGCGCGGCCGAGGACAGCCTGCTGTTCGAGGCCCGCCTGGACGACACCGACTCGGTGGCCCCATACACCGAGGAGGTGGAAGAGGCGATCAGCCGCGCGAGCCTGTGGCGCGCCGGCAGGCCCATGGGCGGCGACCCATACGAGGTGTGCTTGGTGCTGCTCGGCGAAGTCGAGCGGCTGCACTCCCTCATCGACAACCAACACGGAGAGCACCATGCGTGACCACCTCCTGGGCCATGCGCCCATTGCCGAGCTGACGGCCGACTACGCCGAGTACGACCCGGCCGAGCCGTTCGACCGCTACGACGCGCCGTGCCTGCAGCCGCTGGGCATCTCGCGCCGCGTGCGTGCCCTCTGGGAAAGCCGGTGCGTCATGCCCCGGCCCGACCCGAAGCTGCACCTCTTCGAGACCGGCAACTGGCCCTACCCCGACGGCACGCACGACCCCTGCCCGCGCAAGCTCAGCGCCGAGGGCACCGCGATGGTCGCCGAGCTGACCAGCCGGCTGGCCGCCAGCGACGCCCTGCGCGGCCGCATCCTGGGCCCGCTGTGACGCCAGACCACCAGCTCGGCTCCCTGCTCGGGCGCTGGCATCAGTGGCGCCGCGCGTACTCGCACGAGCGTGGCTACGCGCGTGCCGCACTGGATGCCGCGCCTTCGTTCGAAGACAGCGACGAGCTGGAGTCGATGCAAATGCGCGCAATCGACACGGCAGTGGAGTCGATGCCTTTCGACATGCAGATCGCGCTGCAGCACATCGCGCGTGCGGAGTGCATGGGCGTGGAGGTGCTGTTCATCGGGCGCATGCCCGCCGACAAGGCTGCGCGCGAGTCGCTGATCGAGCGCGCGCAGCGCGAGCTGTACGCCAAACTGTTGCGCATGGGAGTGGTCTAGGCCAGAATGCGCCCCCGTGGGGGTTGGTGTGTCAGCAGTCCCGCCCCCGCCCAACAGCCACCTTCGGGTGGCTGTTGCCTTTCTGGAGTACCCCCATGACAGCACGAGCCCCACGCAAGAAGGTGGGCGGGCGCCAGCGTGGGACGCCGAATAAGGTCAGCAAGGCGACGATCAGCAAGGACATCCGGCTGCAGACGCTCACCGCGCTGAACTTCGTGGGCGGCGTGCAGTTCCTCGTGCGGCAGGCCCGCAAGAAGAACAACGCCCCGTTCATGGCGCTGCTGGGCAAGTGCCTGCAGCAAGACGACGGCACCGGCGACGCCAACGTCCGCTTCATCGTGCAGACGATCAACGTGACGGGCGGACCCGTGCCCGGCGTGCTCAACAGCCCCGTGGTCGAGCACGTGCAGCCGCCCCTGCGCCTCGCCTCCAACGGTGGCCACGTGGTCGAGACCATCGAGCCCGAAGACGATGCCGACTGATCTGGTCATCGACGGCGGGATGGTGCCGCGCCACTACCAGCTGCCGTACATGTCGGCGATGGACCGTGGCTGCAAGTTCGCGGTCTGGGTCATGCATCGACGCGGCGGCAAGGACCGCACCGCGCTGGCGCAAGCGTGCAAGCAGGCTTTCCAGCGCACGGGGCTGTACTGGCACTGCCTGCCCACGCTCAAGCAAGGCCGCAAGGTGGTGTGGGACAACATCACCAGCGAGGGCAAGAACCTGGTTCACCAGACCTTCCCGCCCAACCTCGTCAAGCGCAGGCTCGAAGACGAGATGAAGCTGGAGCTGATCAACGGCTCCATCGTGCAGGTGGTCGGCGCGGACAACTTCAACTCGCTGGTGGGCGCCTCGCCGGTGCACGTGACCTTCAGCGAGTGGAGCTTGACGGACCCGCGCGCGTACGACTTCGTGCGCCCGATCCTGCGCGAGAACAACGGCAGCGTCTCGTTCATTTACACACCCCGGGGCTACAACCACGCGCACAAGACCCTGGAGGTGGCCAAGAAGCTGCCCGGCGCCTTCACCGCTGTGATGAGCATCCGCGAGACCGGCGTGCTCACCGAAGCGGACATGGAGCTGGAGCGCGCGCAGGACATGCCCGAGGAGCTGATCCAGCAGGAGTACTACTGCGACTTCAGCAGCGCCAACGTGGGCGCCATCGTCGGGCGCTACATCAACCTCGCCGAGCGCGATGGGCGCGTGAACGCCGATGCCACGTGGAGCCCGGGCTCGAGGATCGTGGTGTCGTGCGACCTGGGCTACCGCGACGCGGCGGCGTTCTGGTTCTGGCAGCTCAAGCTCGGCGGCTTCGACCTCGTGCACTACGAGGAAGGCTCCGGCCTGGACGCCAGCGAGTGGATCGACCGGCTGAAGAACTGCGGCGTGCCGATTGACCACGTGTACCTGCCGCACGACGCGCGCGCCAAGACGATGGCCACGCGCTTCACGGTGGTCGAGCAGTTCGCCCAGGCCTTCCAGTGCAGCGTGGTGCCCAAGACCAACTTGCAGGACCGCATCAACGCGGCGCGTTCGGTCATCCCGCACTGCAACTTTCACATCGACCGCTGCGCGCGCGGCCTGGAAGCGCTGCGCGCCTGGGCATTCAAGTGGGACGACGAGCGCAAGGTCTTCTCGTCCGAACCGGAGCACGACTGGGCCAGCCACGGCAGCGATGCCTTCTCGTATGGCGCGCAGGTGGTGCGCGAGCTGGTGCGCGAGAGCAAGCCCAAGGCGCAGCCCACGTACGACGGCAACTTCTACCCCTTCTCGCTGGACGAGCTGCACGAGCAGCGCGGCCGCCGCGAGCGCCGCATTTGAGGTGACCCATGGAGTACGACACCGGCACCGACCCCAAGCTCGACAGCGAGACGAGTAAGGGCAAGGGCAAGCTGCTCGACAGCGCCAAGAAGGCGCGCAAGTGGCAGACCGAGCTGAACGCGTCGAAGAAGTGGATGGCCCGCTTCACCAAGGCCGCGCGCGACTGCGAGAAGGCCTACCTCGACATGAGCGACGGCGAGATGGCTTCGCTGGCCTCCTACGCGGGCAAGACCAACCTGTTCTGGTCCAACGTGCAGGTGGTGCTGTCGGCGATCTACGGGCGCCTGCCCACGGCCGAGGTGAACCGCAAGTTCAAGGACTTCGATGACGACGTCGCGCGCGTGGCCGGCGTGATGATGCAGCGCATCCTCAACGCCGACATCGAGCGCGAGCACGACGACACCAACGCAGCGATGCGCGACGCGGTGCAGGACCGCTTCGTCAGCGGCCTGGGGCAGGTCTGGTGCCGCTACGACGTCGAGACCGAGGAGTACGACGAGCCGGTGCTCGACCCGATGAGCGGCCAGCCTGTGCTCGATCCGAAGACGCAGCAGCCGATGACGCGCAAGGCCGAGCGCATCCTCAACGAGGAGGCCGAAGTCGACTACGTGTACTGGGACGACTTCCGCTACTCACCGTGCCGGCGCTGGCGCGAGTGCCGCTGGGTCGCCCGGCGTGTGTACATGAACGAGG